TTCCTTCATCTACAATAATCTTACCATCACCGGCAAGACCTTTGTTTAGATTATAGAAAGTCATTCCAAGACTTATTATTTTCATTGGGTTCATATTGTCCTCCTTAGATACCGCACCCGCAGTTCCCACCGCAAGGGCATCCTTGCATATCAAGTTCTAGGCAGCCTTCGCATCCACATTCGCAAACACATTCAAAAGGTTCGCAAGAACACACATCATCTATTACGCAACATGAGTTATCCATTATTCACTCTCCAGAACTTTCATTCCAAGTGCTATAATTCCTCCAACACATCCTGTAGCTATTTCGTTATATTCATATATAACACCAATAGATGATAATACTCCTAATACTATAATTGCCAAAAATATTTGTGGCCTTAGTTTTCCAAACATACGCTTCTCTCTTTTTTATTTATTATGCTAATCCGAATGCTACAACTCTAATGTAAACTGCAGATAAGTTAGTAGTGTTAGCTACTTCGTCTAGTGCAGCACCATCAGCTCCAGCTTCGTAAACTTCAACTTTTTCGTTACTGTAGTCGTATTGAGCTACGTAACCTGAAGTCTCAGTATCAATCATGACTGCGTGTATTGCAGTGAAACCAAGGTCTCCTGCTGTTAATGCTTCTCCACCTGTTGGGTATGAACTGTCGAACTGTATTCTTTTAATAGTGAACTTACTAGCAGTTCCACCACTAATAGCAGCTCCTTCGTGTGCCCCACTAGGTGTTGTTATTGTTAATGCCATATTTAGTTTCCTCCTTAAATACTAAGATAGATTTCCTATCTATTTATTATACTAGAATTAAGTTATTTTCTTTTGAGAGCTTCTGCTATTTCATCTCTCTTCTTACTTCCGGGGCTTCCATCATCAAAATTCTTGTACCCCATCTTCTTTGCCTGTGCTGTAGCAACCGCAAACGGACTATCTACAGCCTCTAGTCTAAAAAATCCGCTACCTTTTCTATAGTTCCCTTGTAATCAGATGATTTGTGGAAACATATCTCACATGAGCAACTTGATTTATAAACATGTTTTGCTTCTTGTGCCATCCAACTGAAAAGGTCATCGACTGATTTTGATAAAGATATTTGAATTTCTCCGGAATTTTGTGTCCCTGACTCTTTCATTCGTTTACCAGCAATGAAAGAAAGTAAGTTGTTAAATCCTTCCGTTGTATTCAGCTTAGATACCGGAGTCTCTGTAGAGTTTCCTCCTTCGATAACTCCTCTTTTAGTATACTTTCCTAATTGTGGTTTAGTTAAAGCTTGGTCATAATATCTCATTCCTAAGTTTTGACCCGCTTCATTAACAGCCCATGGTACATACTTATGCCCCATAGGAGATGGGTCATCTTCAATTACAGGAGTATACCTAGCTGTCTCAGGTTCTACTTCGGATGGAAACCCATATCTATCAAGTAGTCTATGATGTTCATCTTGTCGTGCTTGAGTATTATATAGCGTTGCAAATTGCATTTCATCTATATCTTCTTTCTGCATAAAATTCATAAATGATTTCATAAAATCTATTTCATTGTTCTCGTTCATAATTAGGTCCACCCCCTTTTGAAAACCGTTTCCGTTGTGTGTGTTCTCACTATGTTTAGAACACCAATAATCTGATTCTATTGTTCCTGTTACAATTGAACAGCTTTTATCTTCTTTGTTGAAGAACTCACATGTGCCGCAATTGAATCCTGCTTCTAACTGCCCGTCAGTTGCCTTTTGATAATTTACATCTTCGGGGTCTAGTTTTTCCTGAACATGTTCTTCATCATCATCTTTATCTTCTTTAACTAGACAACTACCATCTATACATGTAGAAGTAGCGGCTTCCTCAGATTTTATAATGTCAAAAGAAGCTGCTTGGTTAACACCCTTTTCACAAACTGTAACTTCTGCAAGTTCTAATTCATCTACTTGCATTACATCTTGTAATCCTTTTTGTATGTTCTGTGTCTTCAAAGCACTTCCAGCAATACTATAACTCTTTAGTTTCCCACTACCTATCTGCTCTGCTACTTTTTTAGCTATCTTAGTATCATTTCTAAGTTCTGTTATAAAAAATAACCCATCCCCATTTACCCCAGATTTGAATATTTGACCACTCTTACTAATATACGCTGGCAATGCCCAGCCGACTTGAACATCGGAGTGTAATACCATCGCATTCCTAGTTCTAAAGTTAGCCATGTATTTGTCAAAGGCTTTGTCTAAAGCGTTAGTAGTAATTAAGTGACCTTCTCTATCAACCATTTCAATTGACGCTGGACCCCCGATAACTAAATTATCGTCATCAGATATCCCCATCTTATTTAATTCTTTAGAATATTTTGAATTTTCAGGGTATGCTCTAGATAAGGTGAGTAGCTCTGCAGGAGATGCAATACCGGCTTTATATAGTCTGGTATATTCATCTAAAGCTCCAGAAATGTCTTTCATAGATACTTTCCCGTTAACGGCTTTCTCCAGAAACATTACTGGAGGTTCTATATCCGTAGGGGGGTCGTCAGCAAAAGATAAGTTCATCCAATTTGATGGGCTAGGAATATCCCCTATATCAGTAGCTACGTATTGTGTTGATTCAGTTGTCATATTATTAGTCCGCTATTCCCCAAATCACTCCAGTAAGTGTCGGAGTATTCTGGGCTGCTATCATTGATATTTTTCCTCTAAAGTCTAAAGGCAGTTCACAATTGAAGGTGTCCCCACCATAAATCGGAATACCATTAGTAGAGGTTGCTGTTTTGTCGAATGCTAAATAAATAATATCTGCGGCTGTACCAGACCTATTCGTAAACTGAACACCTCTGATTACAGACATAGAAGGTTTTTTTATTGATGTAGAAGCATTGGTAGCTCCAGTCCATTCATAAAGATTACCCTCAGCACTTGTTTGGTTACCATCTACATAAGTTGAAACCGCTGTAGTGTCTTCTCTAACCTCAAACATAATCTTATCTATGTAGAAGTTAATGTTGTGTTGAGCTTGTGTAACTACATATAATCTATATGAAGCTGCATCTGTGTTTGCTGGTATTGTATAGGAAGTAGTTATTCTTGTAAAACTAGTATCCAAACTAGAACTTCCAGAAGAAGCTAACTCTGTACCAGATGAATCTGTAATGTTAATTTCTACTGTCCCAGAAGCAGAAGCCCCTCTATGTTCACACTGAACTGTAATATGTTGAGGGTTTACACTTCTCGCAATCTTTGGGGACTCCCAATAAAATCCTTCACCCACTGCTGAGTTGGCAGGGTTTACTAAAAGTGATGCAGACCCTTCGGCAGCTTGCCCTGTATCTCTTGCGATTGCAGAACCTGTTGCTGTGTATATCGAAACATCGGTGCCTTCAATTCCCGGATTTGTTACTAAGTTGACTGCTTTCTCTCCGCCATTTGCAACGATAGAGTACACGTCTTCAGCGGTAGTACTTGCAGCATTTGAGATTGCTACATATCTGTTAACCGGATGTACCGAGCTTCTTGTGGAACTATCTATGTCCCACTCTCTATAATCCGTATGTCTTTCATTAGCCATTTATAAAATCTCCTATTTATTTACATTTATGATAGCTACAAAGCTACCTAAAACAGCGGAAGTGTGTACAACTAGTATCCCTATAGCTACTAGGATACTTTTCATTCCATACATTTTGTTACGCCATTGAGATATATCATCGACTTTAGTTTCAACCTTCTCTAAATTCTTAGAGAGATTTTCATTGAGGGCGTTCTGACTTGATATATAAGAATCTAATCGTTCCATATAAACCGCTAAATTCACTTGTGTGTCCTTGTCGGGCACTTATCAGTCCTCACAAAATGTTGTTTATAAATTAGCAGGGGGACCGAAGTCCCCCCACAAGTATCATCTCTAAACTTTATGAGTTTAGGTCAGCTATTTTTGATTGTACAAAAATGTTGTTACATCGCATCTCAGCCATAGTGTAGAGTAATCCTCTAACAACTAGTGCATTTGCTGCAAAGTAATCTCTGTTTTCAACGTACTGTGTAGGTTGAGCAACAGCAATTTCAATGTAATCAGTATCCAAAACGTAAACGTTTGAACCAAGAACTGCATCAGCGGATGATACAGACTTAGGTGTGTCAGCGTCTGGGATAATTGGAATACCTTGATAAGTAGCCAATACTAGTCCAGTTCTTGTACCGGGGAAAGTTCTTTCAGAACCTACACCAACTTGGTACTCTTCTTGTCCTAAGTATCTTTGGTTACTGTTTAGCAATCTTTCTAAGTTGAAGTATTGGTCGTGTCCCAAAAGGATTAGTTTTGGTTCTCCACCATTCTCTCTAATTTTTTGGATTGCAGTGTCTAGTAAGTTTAGACTTAGAGCTCTTCCTGTTCCTGAGTTATAAGAAACAGAAGCACCAGCATTCCATTGTCCTGCTGTTCTGCCTGCTAAAGTTAGGTCATAAGCTCTTGTTCTAGCTTCACCACCACCAACTGCAGCACCATCTTCTGAAATAATATCATCGATAGATGTTAAACCTGCTCTGTTGTAAATGTAAGCTACGTCACCATCAGCGAATGTAGTACCTGAAGCAACTGTAAC